CACCGTTAATGCGGAGGGGCAGCTTCGAGCCAAAACTCCAGCCCTGAGAGGCCAGAGTAGCTGCCGCGTTGACCAGACACAAGATCGGAAAAGACATTGGACTCCCCATCAGCTGACCCCAGCACTGATCGTACGTCCCACTCTTATAGTGGAGACGGTGCTGCGTGAGACACTTCAGTCCAAGCTGATAATAGGGTGTGTCGATCAACCTCTGAGTGAAGGGCCGGCACTCCTCAGCACAGATCCCGATGCCATCGTTAAATGACACGGGGGCCCGCACATAGGTGCTGTGCCAACAGATCCGCTCCCAGGCATACTCCGAAAGACGAGGGTCCAGGTTATCCGTGGCGGCTTTATAGTCGCCACTAACGTAGAACTGGGCCTCCTTCAAATCGTCCTTTGTCCCAAACGCCTCCAAGAAGTCCTCGTTCGTGGCCGGGCCACCAATATAACGGAAGACCGGATGGCGACGCATGGTCCCATGCATATGCCTCTGAAGCTCAAGGGCGCGATAGTACTCCTCCTCCCCCCCCTTTGTGATCATACGAACCTTTAGAGGCTCGATAATCGCGCAGGGCGTGGCATCGAGACGATCGGATATCCTCCCCAACCACGTGCGGTCAATGGAACTTTGAAAAGACTCCACCAGATAGGTGGGATCGATCCAGCGAACCTCGCGCACGCGTCCCGGGGCCGACTCGACCATCCCCCACAGTTCATCAGCCTGAGGGTAGTAGGCGGCGTGTAGATGTTTCCGAAGCAAAGCCCCGAAAGCCCCACCGTCCCCGAGCGTGGCGTCATAGGACGCACGCATGCTCGGAATTAAGTCTTGTTCCCTCACGGCCGACCCGCCCACCGAAGGGCCGAACTGTGTACCATGAAAGAGGATTCGACAAATCTCGTCGATCTTCTCCCTCACTACTGCGAGAACGTGGGCCTTATCAGGAAGGTTATCCTCGGATCGAGGATCACACAAAACCTTCTGATGGTCCGTGTAGGCTTGCGCTACAAAACTCTCTGGTACAATAGGCATTCCGAACTTGCTCATGAGAATATCATAACAAGTCCTTCGGGCCGCCCAATTGCCAGTCCGAGCTCGCGCTAAGATCCTACGCGTAACACGCCCAACGTCCCCGCCAACAGGAACGCCCGGCCGATCGGCCTCCTCAAGAGGACCGAAGACTGGACGCTCAGGAAGTTCATCTTGACCCATGCCGTATGCAAAAGCGTACGAGGTGTGGTACTTCAGCCATTTGATGGCAGTACCCTCCTTTAGGCGTCGCGCATACCTCTCCACGAACTCCGTTCGGGAGGTTCGGTCAAGACGAACCGGCTCCCCGCCTCGCCTCAGAGCAAAGAGGTAGGCGGAAAGAGCCTGTTCCGCCCAGGCCGTAGCCTGGACAGTGTCGACTTTAGCACAGGTTGGAGCACGAGGGTTCGTCGAATTCCCCCGTGTGGCCTTCTTGGGCGACAGGTTGCCATTGGTGTCCGTCATATCTTTCGATAATGCAGAATTGCCTTGTCAAAGAACTGACTTGTG